TCGTTTCTTCATATCTCGTCTATTCATCGAAGTCACCGAGCATAGATAATTGAGCTCCCCTACTGAGAATGCAAGCACTCACGACATGCTGGCAGAGTTGCGCGGGGATAACTGAACGCGCCTTTGCGTCTTTGTAAGTCTTGATATTCTCATGCCTGATGTGAGAGCAATTATTCAAGGGCAGCCAATCCGGCGGGAATTTACCCCAAATTCTAGTCTTCTTTTGGAACGGATATTCATAACTACAATATGTCACATCGTGATAGGCATATTTCCGCATGAAAGCCTGGTCTTTCAAAGCTCCATGAAACGGATTTTCAAGAAACCAATATGTCGGCTCGAGCTGCTCGATGAGGTATAGGGTATGCTTGACCATTTTAACCGCGTGTAGAGCGTCTTCTGTGAGCGGGTTGGGGTTTGACGCCCTAAACTCATTCTTCACTCCCCTTGCCCAGCTCCATTGGGTACAATCGGGTGACGCCCATACAACCGTAATAGGTGAATGCGGGCAAAGGGGTAGATCGCCAGGCTGAAGATCAAGAATGTCAGCGGTTAGGTCCGGCATGGTTGATGCGTCAATATCCACAGTGAAGGTTCGACCGGCGAAATTCGGATAACCTTCTGCGGTTCTACTCATGACCTGGCTTCCTGAGAATAGCTCGAGGAATGCTGTCTTACTCATACGGGAACCTCTGAGAGTTTGTGAGTGATACCCCTACGGGTAATGAAGCATTGTTGATTCTGTATGGCAGCTACCGCTTCAAAGTCGGGGCAGTCAAAAATTATTTTACAGAATGAGCACCGAAGTTTCATATTTTCACCTTGCGCTTCCAAAACTTGAGTCTTCCGCCCCACATTTTTTGAGCCCTTGAAGCGTCCCTATCTCTTTTTGTGGGTTTTGCATTTCCCTTAGCCTCAATTGAGGTAATATCAAACGGCGTTTCAATGGTAGCCTGGAGCCAAGGAATATTCCCGACTTCCGGCCCCGTATAGGGTTGCGTAGGGGCTGCGGGGTTATTTCCCCTGAATAGATGCCAATTACCCATTGTAGGCACTCCATCGGGCCAGCATTTCGGGCATGCACTCTGAGGCATACAAAATCCGTTTCTTTCTTGAATGCCTGGCTGCCGATGAATATGAGATGCTGTTTGTTGATGATTTTCCAATCTACGCAGACACTCACGAACAAAGGCAGAGAGGTTGAACCCCTCTCCTTGAGCTCTGATAATTACTGCATCTTTGGGTTCAATGCTGACGCTTTTGATTATCCAATCTTTACGACTCATGGAAGCACCAACTGAACGCCCCGAGATCTACAAGCTCCACAGACCCAAGAGGGATTGGCAGACCTGCGGTAGACTTGGCAACATACACATTGACGCTTGACTCTTTGATTGACTTTAGCCTGTGACCATGAATGCCATGTTCGGGTCCCTTTGGTATTTCGGCGGGGAGTCGGCGTCTTTCTCTTAGCCATGATTCATTCAACCCCCTGAACTTCGCACCATGCCTCGACTTTGCACGCATAGATCCGCGTTTCCAATTTGTTGATTGTAGAAGCGATATGCACTCCGCCGCAGTGAATACAATTGAGTGCGTATTTATATTCATCATCACCAACTCCCTGAACAGCCGCCGCGCAGTCTGGACATTCCGCGCAGCCGCTTTCTCCTTCAATTGCTGGTTCGTCCCATATGTGGCAGTGGTATTGTTCGCTCATAACACTCCGACCGTGTTCTTCCCTTTAACAATTGCTAAAACAAGTATCATTTAGCAATTATTATTACTACTACTACTACTATACCTATACCTATCTCTCTCTCTATCTCTCTCTCCAGGCTAAAAAATACGTTTAAGGTCCGGGTTGGGCTCGGTGGGGGTATGGATTGGGTACAAGTAGTAGGAATCTTGAATTTATTGTGTGTTTTAGGCGTTTTACGGGGTTTAATTGAAATCCGTCAGGTTATCGAGGATTCAATTCAAGATTTAGACCACAAATTGGCTGCAACCATACAAAATCTTGTTGAATCCGGCCTCGGCGGGTTTGAAGCTCCTAATCCTATTCAGGCTGCGATCGCTCAAATGCTGGTTAATCGGGCTCCGCCGGGAATTGCGCCAGCCGCCGAAGTCCTACGCACAGAAACCGGAAAATTCACCAAATCCGAGTGAATCTTTAATAGCGAGTTTGTTCGCATCGAAAGTTTATGGTGAAGCGGAAGACCAAGCGTCGAAAGAAGACTTTCAGTATTCTAAACGGATTGGAAGCCCTCGCGTACGGTCAAATTTTGTCGGTCGGGATTACCGGCGGCGGAATTTGGGATTTCGTGACCGGAGAAACCAACCTAGGCATGTCTTCGGTTTCTGATGTAGGTCTAGGAATCTCGACAATGGAGCTAACCGGGCAGGGTCAAATATCCCTCGGGGATTTCATGTCGCAACCGACTCTAGCGATAGACACCATGACCAGCAATTTCACCTCCAACATAATCCCGATGGCGATCGCCGGATTTTCAACGTCGGTTGCGTTCCGCGTCGGACGCCGACTTTTGAGAAAACCATTGGCCATGATTACACGCGACCTCGTAAAACCTGTTCTCGGTTCCGGGGTGAGAATGTAAAATGGCTGATGTTGATGCCTTCGGACAACTCGTTTTGCGGGGCGGTGCAATCTGCCCCCTAGCCAGGACAGATATTTTAGAAGATGCAGAAGAAGAAATTTTCACAGACGCCAATTACGTTGGCTCAGCTCAAACCGCAGGGACTTTTATTACTCAAACTTTGGGAAATCATGTTGTCGTCTCTGCGGGAATTTCCGCAGAAAATGACACATGCTATTCAGTAATCAAATCAGCCGGGAAAATAAAACTCGCTCTGCCCGTCTCAGGTCTCAATGGGGGTGCTGGCCTCCCCGCCGCTCTACCCTACCCCAAACAACTCGTAAGTGGTGATCAATGCATGACGATGGCCACGGCTGCTGCCTCACGCGACATATCTCTTAGTGTCGCTTGCAGCAATGGGGAATACCATGTCTTCACCGTGACGCCATCCGGCGCTGCGGTAGCCGGCCATGAGCTAGTGTCAATCTTAACGGGTTTGTCAATCGGGCAGACTCTGCAAAATCGCACCGTGACTCATGCCTTCTGTATGGGAGGCAATAACGCCGCGAATTTCTCAAGCCCGGTCTATTTCGTAAATGGGTCCGGAACTCCGATTGCTAGCGTGACACCGAATGACCCGGCGGTCGATACGGGCAAATATGAACCGTGCTTTGTTCGGATTGCCTTAAACACCCGCGCATTGGTCTCGACCGACGCATGAAGGTGATTGAATGGCTAAAGCAAGCAAAGCGGCGAAGGGCAGGGTTCGCCGCGCTAGCATGGGAGAAAAGGCGACGATCAAGAAGTCAGCGCGTGTCCTGGCTGACTTTGAATTGATTACTCAAAAGCGATACGAGGCAATCCTTCGGACGGTCGGGTTGCGCTGATGCATTATTGCTACGGGGCGGTTCGCCTAGCCAAGGGGGGAATCCCTCTCGCAGGGAGCGATAACAACAAGGCGTGGCCGGTATTTCAAGCGGCAGAGAACCCCGTTGAGATTATTTCCGGGCAATATCGCGGCGGTGACGCTAGCGAGGCTTACGCAATCGCTATCGCCCCGCCGGATTTCGTCGCTAACGGCACGACGACTATTGATGGAGATAGTCAAGGAGTCCAACTTTTGAACGGGATCCTTCAAGGCGGCACTTACTCTCCTGAACTTCCGGGCAATGTCTATCTCAACGTCCCGACTAAAGCCTATCAAGGGGTTCATTGGATTATCCCCCCCTATCATCAAGTGATAGTTTGGCCATATTCCGGAGCTTCAGCCAACTTTTTCACCGTCGTATTACTAGGCATGGACTTGGTGAAGCCCTGAATGTGCCCAAAATCTGCTCCAACGCATACGATAATTCACCGGATTGAATTCCAAGAGTCCGAACGTGAAATCATACGCGACTTGGCTATGGCCTACCAAATCAACAAGGTCTCAGAGCCCCTCGTAGCTCTAATCAATGATAACACAACCATGCTGCTGATCCTGGGCGCGGCCGGGGCATATCTAGGGTTCACCTACATCCCACCCGTTCTCGATGAGGGAATCAACCTCCTAGCCGATTTCAAAGAGCAGTTAGACCAAGCCATCGAGCAAGGCACGACGTGGGTGCAGCGTCAAGAGGCGCGGTATGAAGCGGGTGCGGAGCGAGCTGGTCAAGTGCGTGACTTCGCCGTATGGAACGCGCCGGGTCCACTTGGCCCCGCTTATCGCGGCATTGATTGGTTAGAAAGGAGATTCGGAATTGACCTGTTTGATTTCGGCGCTGGGTATGAGCCCTAAAACGTCCTCGCTACCCCCCTACTTCAACCGCTGATTTGTGGGCCCAGGCATTCGGCGTGAATCTGCCAGGCTGATCTATGAGCTCCAGGTTTTGAGCACTTTTCACCCTTCAATAGGGGCCGGAAAGGCACTTTCTCAAAATTATGAACAATTTTCTGTTCATTTTTTACCCCTCTCAAAGAACTCAATTATCATTTCATTGATTACTGATTGAAGTCTATTTTCCTCAGCCTGCGTAGCCTCGACATTTCGAAAGGTGAACAAATTAAGATCCTCAAAGAAGTTAGGCATCGAGGACCAATCTCGGTATCGACGCCCGAGGAAATTTGCCAGCTCAATATAGACTCGTTTCTTCATATCTCGTCTATTCATCGAAGTCACCGAGCATAGATAATTGAGCTCCCCTACTGAGAATGCAAGCACTCACGACATGCTG